CGATGATTTATTTCGTGTTCTATGACTCCAGCGGGCCGCTCGGCAGCATTCAGCATCTTGACCGCCCCGGCTCGCTGGAGGATTTCACCGATCCAACGCCGTACATTTCTTATTTGAACGTGTGGTTTGCTGCTGCTGCTGCCGATACCCCGCCGCTGTCATTGGCGCAGGCGATTGCGCTCAAGGAATCATTGGTCGGCATACTCTACGCCGCCAAGCGGCAAACGCTAACGACGCAGGCAGGTCTTGCTACATGGGCCACGAACATCGCGTCAAGCCAGAATACAAGTGTTGCGCCGGGGAATGGTTGGAGTGGTTCCAATTTTTCTATCAATGGTCTGAGCGCTACCGACGCCGCCAGCAGTCTTAATTCACCGTCGCTCACTACAAGCAATCCGGTTGCCGCTGGCAGCAAGACATATTGGGAAATTGGACTTACCGACGCCAACAACACTAGCAACGATCAAATTGGCATCGTGCTGCCCGGTTGCGCGCTCAACAACAGCGTTGGTCGCACCGCGAACGGTTGGAGTTACAGGGGAAGCGGTGACAAAGAGAACAACAACTCGTCAGTCAGTTACGGCGTGGGTTGGGCGCACGCCAACGACATCATTGGCGTCGCGCTAGACCTGACCAACGGCAATCTGACGTTTTATCACAACGGCGCGTCGCAGGGCGTTGCTTTCACCGTCCCGACCGGCAGCAATGTTTATTATCCCGCCGTTTCGTGTGGCACTGGCGGGGCAACATTCGTCGCCAATTTCGGCGGCCCGTTTGCTTACACGCCGCCAACCGGATTTGGACCAGTCAATCCGGTCGCGTATTCCGCTTCAGATCTGGGAGCCATCGACGCTGGCTGTGGCAGTCCTGATCAGATTTCCGGCACGCCAGCTACACTGACAGCCAGCCAAGTTGCTTCAATGCAAGCCGCTATCGTTACCGCTCGCCAGAACTTGTTGGCGGCCTACAACACGATCAGCGCCAATCTGGCGGCTTGCACCTCGATTGCGGCGGTAATCGCGTTCGACATTACAGTGGGGTGGCCATGAGCGAGGTCGGACTGGAGTGGCGCGATGATTTCCAGATTGCCGCCAATGGCGATCTGCTGCTGGTCGATTCCGACATCGAAACCCGGCAGCGGCTCGAACGTCGCTTGTTCACGCCGCAGTTCGGCTATGTCTGGCATCCTGACTATGGGGCCGGGCTGCCGCAGCGGATCGGCTCGCCGTACAATATAAACATAATCAAATCTATCGTGTCGTCGCAAATCTATATGGAAGCGGCGGTCGCGCCGTTTCCGCCCGTGCAGATCGGCGTCGATGTGTCGCCGAATCAAGCCGATCTGATCGGCATCAGCATCAAATACTGGGATGCCGCAACCGGAATTGCCGTTTCATTCGTCATCACCGTCTAAATCATGCCAACTCTACCAACTCAAAGTTTCAGCACTATTGTGCAGAACACTGCCTCTGGCATTCAGGGGCGGGCTAACGCGCTATTGAACTTCTCGATTGGCTCAGTTTTCCGGGCAATCGCGGAAGGCTTTGCTGGCGTCTTCCTGTGGTTCCAAGCGCTGGTGCTGCAACTGCTGACTGCGATACGACTAAGCACAGCGACCGGGTTGGATGTCGATACTTTCACTGCTGATTTTATGCCGCTGGTTCCGGGCACATCATCGCCCCGGCTCGGCGCGCAAGCGGCCAGTGGTCAAATCGTGCTATCGCGGTTTACCGTTTCACCCAGCGAATTGGTCATTCCGGTCGGCGCGACCGTGCAAACCGCTGACGGCTCGCAAAGTTACGCGGTGGTCGGCGATCCAAGCTACACAACCTATAATTCATTTTTCCAAGCCTACTATCTGCAGCCCAATCTGGCAGCGATCACCGTTCCGGTTGCGGCAATAGTGCCAGGCGCGGCTGGCAATGTCGGCGCGGGCACGATCACACAAATGACCACGACACTGATCGGATTTGATCAGGTCAACAATCCTGCGGCGTTTACCAACGGGGCCGATTTTGAAAGCGATGTGGCACTAAAGAAACGCTTCTCTGCATACATTCTCGGGCTATCGCGCGGCGATTTGTATGGCGTCGAAGCCGCCATCGAAGGCATCGGCGTCAATGTGCAGTTTACGATCACTGAAGATTATAACCTCGATGGCTCGTGGCGACCGGCTTATTTCTATGTGATTGCCGATGACGGCTCGGGCGCGCCGTCGCCAACCTTTCTGCAGAATGTTGCCAATGCGGTGAACAGCGTGCGCCCGCTCGGCGTGCAGGCTGGCATATTCCCGCCAACGATTATTTGGGCGGTCGTGTCGCTGATCATAACCACGGCACCGGGCTTCGATCATCCGACCGTGGCCGGGGTGGTGTCGGAAACGATTGCGCAAAATATCAATGCGCTCGGCATCGGTAATTCGCTGCCGTGGACGCAAATCGCCGGTTGGGCCTACGACGTGACCGGTGTTACCAGCGTCAGCGCAGTGTTGCTCAATAGTCAGTCCGGCGACGCGGCATCGCTGTCGGCTTTGCGCACCACGCAAGACGGCTTCACGCAAATCCCCTACGCCACCATCAAGTGTTCTGAATGTCTGGTGAGTTGAATGGCGACCGGCGATTCAAACGACATTTTGAACCGCGTCAAAATGTTGATACCGCATCGCTGGTTTGCGTGGGGCGCGCCGTTGCGCGACGCCATTCTCGGCGGCCTAAGCGATTCGATGGCATGGTGCTATTCGTGGATCATTTATACCAAGCAGCAATCGCGGATCGCGACTTCGACTGGGCCGTTCCTTGACCTGATCAGTTACGATTTTCTTGGCCGTCATCTATTCCGCAAAGGTCAAACCGACGATCAATATCGCGCTCGCATCTTGGCCGTGATCCTGCAGGAACGAGTGACGCGGGCAGGCATGGTCAAAGCGATCAACTGGCTGACCGGCGGCAACCCTAAAATCTTCGAGCCGTGGAACACTAACGACGCCGGGGCGTGGACCGGACCGGGACCATCGACCTATACATTCAAAGCGCCGAACTTTGCTTGGAGCAACACCGCTGGCAGTCCCGGCGTTGGCGGCTGGGGATCAACCGATCTGCCAGAGCAGGCATTCATGACGGTGACGCGATTGATCTATTCCGGCATTCCGAACGTCGCCGGGTTAAGCGGCACAGCAAACAAAGGCGGGCTCGGCGCTTGGGTTGGTGGCGGCGGGCCGCCGTTCAACAACGTTGGCCATTCGATTGAATGGTATGGTTTGAATCTCCAACAAGTGGGGATCACCAACGACATGATCTACGATACGATCAACACCACGCGGCCGACCGGTTCAATCGCTTGGACAAGGATTCAATAGATGGATCGCGCAATAGTCTACACGGCGGCGCTGCCGCGCACGGTTGACTTCCTCAACTCCAATAAAATGGCGATGGGAGGACTCGCTTATGCAATGAAGGGCTGCCTTGGCTTTTCCGGCATGACGGCCGGACCTTACGCGCAAGCCCCGCCGCCGCCGCCCTATGCCGAAGGCATGCAGTGCACGCCGACGACGCCGACCGCCGATCTGAATGTTCACGTCAATACCGGCTCGATCTACACGGTCGATAACGTCGATGCGACGGCATACAGCGATCTTGGCACCGACACGCACAACTGGCTCAAGCAGGGCATTCTCAATGATCCGGTGACGCTGGCGATCACGCCGCCGGGTACTCCGGGCTATTCGCAGATTTATTTGGTGCAGGCGATTCTGTCTGACGTTGACGGCGGCGGCACAGTGTTGCCGTATTACAATTCGGCGAATCCGTCGCAGCCGTATTCTGGTCCGGCCAATTCCGGCACGTCGCAATTCACGACGCGGCTGTGCAACTGCGCGGTGGCATTAAAAGCTGGCGTTGCCGCGCCGACCGGGACGCAGCTGGTGCCGACGCCAGATGTCGGCTACGTAGCACTGTGGCAAGTGACTGTCGCCAATGGTCAGACGCAGATCACTAATGCCAATATCGTGCAATCACCGATAGCGCCGTTCTTTCCGACGCTGCCCTCGATTCCAGTGCACATTCAAGACGGTGACTGGATGAGCGCCGATGACGTCGGCACGACCAATGCGCTCAACATCACGGTTTATCCGGCGATTGCTGGTTTGCTCAAATACCAGAAATTCCGCTTCAAAGCTAAGAACACCAACACCGGCCCAGCGACGCTAACGGTCAGCGGCTTTACCGGCAATTTGTATATCGGCGGTCAATCACCGAGCGCACTGCCAGCCAACGCGATACTGGCGAACACGATTACCGAAGCGATTTGCGACGGCACCAACTTTGAACTGATTTCGCAGCAAGTCACGATCAACAACAACAGTTACTCGACCGGCGGCCCGACTACCGGTCTGGTCAACATTCAAGTTTTCAC